ATGTGTCATATATAACAAAGAAGGAATTGTGTGAGGAGTTGAAAATAGTATGAAAAGATAAAGACCTATATAGAATCAGGTTTGTTAAGGAAGAGACTTGACATTCCGTATAAAACAGTATACAATACAATAATCAACATACGATAATATACATTAACATAAGGAGATATAAAATGTCGTTAGCACAACTCAAGAAACAAAATTCATTGGATGCCCTGCTCGGTGCAGCAGCATCAGAGAATCAATCTCAAGAAAAGAAGTCCTATAAGGACGAGCGTTTGTGGAAGCCAGAACTTGATAAGACAGGTAATGGTTATGCAGTCCTTCGTTTTTTGCCGGCTGTAGATGGTGAAAATATGCCGTGGGCGAAGCTTTGGAATCATGCATTTCAAGGCCCAACTGGCCAGTGGTATATTGAGAACTCTTTGACTACTCTCAACAACAATGATCCTGTATCAGAGATGAACTCTGCATACTGGAACTCTGGTGTAGAGTCCGATAAGGAAATTGCTCGTCGCCAGAAGCGTAAGTTGCAGTATTACTCTAACATCTATGTTGTGAGTGATTCCAGGCATCCCGAGCATGAGGGTAAGGTATTCCTCTTTCGGTATGGTAAGAAAATCTTTGATAAGATTATGGAGTCAATGCAGCCTGCGTTTGAGGATGAGACAGCTGTCAATCCTTTTGATTTTTGGAAGGGTGCGAACTTCAAGCTGAAGATTCGTAAGGTAGATGGTTATTGGAACTATGATAAGTCAGAGTTCGAAGCTCCATCTCCATTGTTTGATAATGATGATAATATTGAGGAAGTGTGGAAGAAGCAATATGCTCTTAATGAGTTTACTGCTCCAACCAACTTCAAGTCATATGATGAACTGAAGACTCGTCTTAGCATGGTTCTTGCCGGTACTACTACGGTAGGAAATGTAACAACCTTGATGGAAGATGAGCCTGTCGTAAATCTTGTTGTGGATACTGTAGAGGTTCCTTCCCCTACGGTTAAAGATGAAGAAGATACGATGGATTATTTTCAGAAACTTGCTGAAGATAACTAATCATCATTAATCTCGTAGAACCCTCTCTGAGAAATCAGAGGGGGTTTTATGTAAATGCACTTGCATTAACTGCTCTAATTATTGGATTATCAGGTACTATAGGTGTTCCTACCACATTCATATTTGTTTGAGGTGCATGTACAGTTGTTCGAGATGCATTTACATAAAGTTCTGGGTCTGGATTGCTGTAGAGTGCCTGCAATCGACGTAATCCAGCATCTCCAATCTTATCGGCAGCATCTCCAAACTTATCGGCGTTATTGTTATTTAAATCGTCCCGATTAAGTGCTTCTATTTTCTTCCTATTTATTTCAATTGTTTCTCTGGCAGCCTCAAGAGCCTCATATCTTGGACCGGACGTGAATCGGCCAAAACCCAATTTCTCGTATTCCTTGACGGCACCTTGAGCTTCACTGATCAGTGCTTCATATTTTGATATCTTTCCAGCTTTGCCCATTAATGCTTCACTTTGCATTTGTGCTGGCAAAACTTTATTAATTTTTTGTAACATACCTATAATCCATTTTTTTGGATCAAGCATCCATTCTGGCAACATCTTTAGTAAGTCTTCTTTAAGATTTTTCAACTTTCCGGTCATATCTATATTTGGCATTAACGAACTAAAATCAGGTAATTCAAAACCAAAGATGCTGCCCCTAAACGGACCCCCAACTCCGGCTCCAGGCCCAAACAAGGCAGTAGACTTCCGCCTCCCCTTTTCTGCCGGTGTATAAATCCAATCACCAAAAGCTTTCCCCAAACTACCTATAAAGGCCATTAATGTTGCACCAAGTTCGCCTTTATCACCAATATCTTGCATTTTATGAAGCCAAGTCATATCAATACCAAAAAATCTTGCTGGTGCTCTACCTTTGCCGCCTGGCATGGGCCCATGGCCGGGATCATAAAACCATTTGGCTGGGTTCCATCCACTTAAAAAGTTCATAATTCTTTCACCTACTTTACCTTGGTCAGCAGTTTTTTGCCACGATTGAATATATTCAATCGGGTTCATAATAGTTGTTTTCCAAATGTTTGGTAAAGTTATATCAAAAAACTTATCCCAGGCGCCGTAGAGCGCTGCGGGCTTATGCTTTCCTTGTTGTTTGCTTATCTTATCCCATTTTGTAATTCGGTCCTGCCCATCCGTAACCCATGTTTTCCAAATGTTTGGTAAAGTTATTTCGAAAAATGCTTTAAACGCATCTTGGTCTGCTTTCACCTGTGATACTTCTTCCTTGTGGCTCTTTTGTGCCCAACGATATATCCCAGAATGTTCCATCATGAAGTTGTGTATATATGAGCCATGTTCTTTATCAATTAGAGTTCGAACCTCTTCCCTCTCCTTACGCATCGTGGCATATTGTTTTTGGCTGTGTTCCAAATCGAATCGGGTTTCTCTCCGATTTTGTACTTCACCCTGCCATATAAGTTTCTTTTGGATTGCTTGATGACTTCCCTCCCCATGAATAAGTTTGGTAAGTTGCCACGTTTTCTCCGCTGCAGCAGTTATGCGTTCTTGTCTGGAATTTGTTTGTCTTTTATGTTCATTTTCTTTGCCCTTTGCAGCAATTTCTTTATCCATTTCAGCTAATATTGTCACTCGCAGCCGACGTTGACCTTCATCTATTTTGTCTATACCTTGTTGTCGTTCTGTCTCTGCTGCAATTAGAGCGATTCCAGTTTTAATTCTTTTTTCATTGGATATATTTGCATCCTTTAAAATTTTGTGGTAATCTACTATTTTTTTGTCAAGCTTTGTACCTTGTTCTGTTATAGCCTTTTTTTCATTGGCTATATTTTTCTTTTGTGCGTCTGAAAGAAGTTCTGGCATATCAAGAAAGCCTCGAATAGCTCCCACAGTAGAATCTACCCAATCAGTAACTTGTTGACCACCAGCCCATCCAATAAGGCCAGCAACAGTTGCTCCTATAATAAATCCGGCAATCATTCCCGGCGGGCCGCCTATAATAAACCCGGCCGTCCCGGCTATTGCTCCGCCTTTCCATGCTTGATTTAAAGCATTCCATAAACTCTTTGGTCCTCTATCTCCTCCTAAAAGGCCCCCAATAAATGCTGATGCTTTATCTTTAGTTCCCCATTTACCTTCTTCTGCTTCAGCCCAATTATCAAATCCTTTTTTAACTGACAACACAACAGCTCCCACAGCAGCTATAGCCAGGCCGGCGATTCCGAATTTGGCCATCAAGCCTGCAACGCCGAGGCTGGTCAGAATATTGCCAAGTCTTGTGCCTAGAATGACATCCATCATGTTAAGGCCTTTTTTACCCTTACCGTCAGTGCCTGGACCTCCTGGCCCAAATTTTTCCACTGCTTTAGCGATTCTTTCTAATAAAGAAGTTTGCTTATTTTCCCGTGTTTCTTCTTCTCTCTTTTCTTCACTTTCTGCTGCCATAACCGGCCCAGCTGGATCAGCATCTTTGACCATCTTATCAAGCTTAGAATTTGTTTTCTTTATTTCTGCTACAACATCTGAAAAATCAGCCATTTAACTATCCTACTTTTTTCCTTTAGGCAATGATGTGCCTGGTTTACCAACATACAAACCAAAGAAAGCAGCGCCTGCACCAACAATAGTAGAAATGAATGCTGCTTGTGCATTAGTTGGATCAGACAATGCCATGAACCAAACTGTTGCCGAATAAAATGCATAGATGTATGCTATCATAATTAGTCTAGGAATTACTCTAAACCTATCCAAGTGCCCTGCTATTTTATTTGCCCAAGTTGGCTCATCTTCACCCGCACTAGGAACAAGATCAGATACTAATAGTTCGTATTCCTTGGTAGTTTCTGTTACTTTTACTTTATCGTCAGCCATTATTATCTCCGCTGTTGTTCTTGCTCCATTCTTTCCTTCTCTTCTTTCAAATAATTCATTAATAAACCAATATATATTTCCCTCTCCCACGGTATCATATCTTCTAATTCAACCAAACTATAATTATGATGTTGCATCATCGCAAAATTTGTTTTATAATAATTAACCAAAGTATCATGAGAAAGGGCTATACGAAAAAACTTTGCAGACCCTCAATTGCAATTTCTACCTTTTTCTTTGTCTTTGGGTTTTTTGCTTTAACCACATGTACTAACTTAGGCATAGTTTCAAAAAATTCAGTTAGATTTTCAAGGTTGCCTTGTGACATGCTATCAATAAATTCATCCAATTCTCTTTCTGACATATCTACTCTAGCATAAACAGTATCTCCCTCATGAATTTCATAGACACATCTTTTAATCATATTAAAAATAGATTCTGCGTTAGTCAGGTTATCAATGGTTGACATATCTCTTAAGCATGGATATCTCATTACCAAAGAAATGTCTTTTGTTAATTCAATGATATTGGTATGACCTTCTCTCACTTGTATACCAACATCTTCTAAATTAATTTCAACATCTATACGAGTCTCTTCATCATCTGGACATAACACATTAAGCTTTACTTTTTCTCCTACAGATTTTCCTCTTATTCGTAAAAATAGAAATTCAATATCATACATAGGCATTTTATAAGGATCAATGTCTTCAAGAACACAATCAGATACAATTTGAGCAAATGCATCTTCAACAACTTTTTCGTCACCTGATTCTTGAGCAATCATTAAAGTCTTTTGTTCCTTCACAAGAAAAGGTCTATATTTTAGTTTCTCTCCCGTAGAAGGTAATTCCAACTCATATGTTATAGTATTAAGTTTTGGTAGTGCCATAATTTATCATCCTTTATATTATAGTAGTTCATATTCTCATTATATGAGGTGTTAGGTTGCAAACCCGCTGCCTCCACCGCCACGACGTTGGCCACCTAATTCTGCTGGGCCAGCTGGCGCCAATCTTGCTACTGTACTTGGTGTATTGCCAGCTATATTTAATTTAAGTGAAAAATCGTTTGCAGAACCAAACCCAGCCGCTGCTCCGTGTGGATTTTGTCTATTCGTGTCTAAAGTCTCCCAATATCTGAAAGAAAAGGTTACTGTGTTTTTTATAATTTGGTTGTTCGCTGATTGACTTAATGGAATTGGCCCAATTGTCTTAGGAAATGCTTCTATAAGTTTTATTCCATATCGTTTCTTATTTTGTTTGTCTAGTAAATAAATTTCAATAGTGCCTGTATAATCATCATAATATCCGACATCCCAAGTAGTACTATTAAATGCTGTTTCTTG